CGGTTAGTAGCCATTTCGGACTACTGGACACAAGTACTGCTAGAACCAATCATGAGGAGTGTGCAGCGTTACGCTGAAGAAAGATTTACGAAAGTAAGTTTCAGTAATAATCATGCAGTCGGTTTTGATAATCTTAAAAAGTTTATCAGACCAGGCATAAAGTCTTATGATATTAAATCATGGACTGATGCCTTTCCTGCTGAATTGCAATTGGAATTCATGGAAGCCAGATTTGGATCCATCATAGCCAATGCTTGATATTCACTAGTGGTATCTTGTCAGTGAGATCTAAAAGGTTCCAAGTCTAAGATTAAATATAATCGTGGACAAGGAATGGGAACCAATGGTTCGTTCGACATTGCAACTGTTACAGACCTTCATCTCTTGGAGATGATCTATAAGGAAGATTACAAGATGGAACTTACCTCGGAAGTCGCTAACAAAGTTGGCGACGACCTTTGGTGTTTAGATCCTGAAAACATCGTCCTGGATACCTACACTAATGAGTGTGGGATCGAGATCTCTGTTTCCAAAACAAAATATGCTGATGAAAATAATCTTTGTGGCGAATTCGTCTCAAGGAATATTAATCATGGTCAAGATGTAAGTAGAATTTCTGCTAACATCTGCCGTGCTGTTGGTAAAAATATATTAGATTTACCACAGTTATCATCGCATTTACACGAGAGGAACTGAAAGGGAGTATTACCTTTAAGAGAGATATTTGTCTTAAGTAAAATTAAGAACAAAGAACATCTCATGAGGTATTTACGAACTTTCGTACTTCTTTCTTTATTGAAGCCAAACCCCGAGCTCAAGCTCCTGATACATAGTATTAAGAGAGAGTTCGAAAAAGAGTATTATGAAGATGAATTCATCGCCATTTTACTTACGTTTGGTGTTAATTCAATAAAAGACTCGTTTTACTCGTACCAAGTTATGTCCTTGTATCAATCGATACAAGATAAACTTGGGGCTGTTATAGACTCTGCTCACACATTTGAGAGCAGTAACGTCCTATTACAAAGAATAGAGCCAGATAAATGATGGATAGATACTGAGGAAGGAATTCCGATGTTGACATCCAAATATTTAATGGCTAAATCCTTTTCCGCCGCAAATAAGATATATGCCGCGGGCGATCTTACCAGGGTTAGCGAAGTTATCGCTGTCCTAGAGAAAGCCGATCAAGCTATGACGTTTAAGAAGTTGGGAATTATCTCTACATCTCCTTCTAAGGAAGTGTGGAGGCCACTGACTACAAAAGTATTTAACTTTGTGTCACGTGTTAAGCCTTCTTCTTTAATTACAACGTCAACCCATAATAGCTCACGTGAGGTATCTATCGACACCCTGAACTTGCTATTATATTCTGAAAGCAGTAGTCATCTTATAGAAGGTCATATTGACGTTCACTATAATGATCCTATATTCACCGGTGTAAACCGGAGTCTTATTGGTTTATCATTCAATGAAAACCGTTCCAGCCAATTAACTGGGAATGGATAAAAATATTTATCC